AGATTGATTCCGAGTGTTGAAAGACACCGAATTCGATCTGGAGACATCCGAGTAATTAGATTCTGGACAGGTTTATTTAACCTGTACAGGGTACTAAAAGTACCTGGAGAGTTAAAACTCCAAACTATTACTGCACCGTTCAGTGGAAACCAACAAGCTTTAGATAGCTATATTGGACAGTTCAAAGATAGTAGAAACAAACTACTATTCTTTGATTGGTTGATCGACTTTAGTAAAGTTCGAACCTCCAATTTGGTTCCTAAGGACTTCGTTTTATCTAGATCGGCTTCGCCGTCTAATAAAATGAGTGCTATAGGAATCTTAACTGATATCCACTTGCTGAATACGGAAGCACCGCAATTATGGCAAGAGGTACTGTACTTCCTACATAGTGTTGGAACTAAAGTATCATCCCCATTCCTGGGTGCTCTCCAGACGGGCTACGAGTTAGTGGTACGACTGAAGTCGTACGACATGAAAGAGATGACTGGTATCAAAACCGGTCTCAAATTCATGCAAACCGATCATCTAATGATGAAGGATTCACTTAGATCTCGAGGCCTGAATGGAGGACTAGGACTGTCGCAATTTGCTATCAAGGAAGAGGCAGCTGGAAAGATCCGGCTGTTTGCGTTGATGGATAGTATAACACAATCTGTGTTAGCACCGTTACATCAGGCATTGTTCACATTATTGAGAAATATTCCCAATGATGGAACCTTCGACCAAGATGAGTCAATTCGACGGTCTCAGTTTAAAGCAACTCAGGTTGGGTGTGCTTATAGTTTTGACCTCACGGCAGCTACAGATAGATTGCCGGCTGCTCTAACCGCCCAAATTATTGAATCGATATTCGATAAGGAGGGAATGGCAGAAAGCTGGCTTAACCTAATGACGGATCGTAATTTCTCCTTTAACAGCAGAGTTGCTGAAAAGTTGAAATTGGATCCTGATCAGGTCTATCGGTACGCCGTAGGGCAACCTATGGGAGGATTATCCTCGTGGGCCGGGTTAGCGATAACTCACCACTGGATTGTCCAAATGGCAGCATTTCGTGCAACGGGCTCTAAAACCTGGAATACTCAATATGAGATTCTCGGAGATGATTTAGTAATATTTGATCGTGCTATTGCAGATCAGTATCTCTTAATCATGGCAGACCTGGGATGTGAAATCAATCTAAGTAAATCGATTGTTTCCCATAACCGGCCTGTCTTCGAGTTCGCCAAACGAACATGTTGGGGCGTGCATATAGTATCAGGTATATCGATAGCGCAGGTTCGTGCTGGATGGAGAGTTGCAGGACGAGTTGCTAACGCTTTAAGCTTTAGTAATTCTGGCCTGATAACTTCTTCTTCTCTGCTCGCAATCACACTATCTCGTTATGCTTTCTCTAATGGAGTAGCTAGTTCTCATCTTGTTCGAATGAACAAGAGAGGGACAAAACTATTCGCATTAGGAATACTGTCACTGTTAGGAACACTCTACCAAAAAGGTATATGTTCGCTAAAAGTGCTGATGACAGCTCTAGTCAACCCGAATTATTCGGATGCTGACTATAGCGGGCAGGCTGTTGGCCTTCCGCTAAGGGCTTCATTAGATGCAGCATTCAGCATGTTAAAAGATGCTACTACTGGTCCAGGGATTACCTTTAGTAAACAAGAAGTAAGAGATGAGATATATGATGAATATAAATCAGAACTTGCAACAATCATGTTGCAGTCCGCCCTTAAAAAGGCTCAACTTCTTCTTGGAAATTCCGAATTGTTAGTACAACAATTTGCTCAGAAAACCTATTTCCCTCCTATTTATAGAGAGGGAGATAGCAAGGTCTTCGGTACGAAAGTACCGATGGAAGACCTTCCTTCTGACTACAGATTATTGTTACTGCAAATTGAGAATTTCACTAATTGGTCCCTTGGGCTAGAGTTCGCCAAGGAGAATCCCGAAGATCTCTACGAGGAAATATATCAGCTTTGTTATAAACAAGCTAAATATAACCACGTGAGCTTCGAGGATGCCTCTAAATGGTTGGAACGAGTTGAATCGTTAGAGTTCAAATTGACTCTACAAGAGAAAGAGAAACCAGGGAAAACAATCCTTGAGTCTGCTCCTATCTTGGGTGCCGTTCGACAAATGGATCCTAATAAATTTATTAGACCCACTTATCTTGACGGACCACGATTCGCTTCTACCTACCACTTGGAGTATATTCACCAGGCGCCTAGCGAGTAGCATGTAGGGGGGTGGCGACAGGAACTAAAATAGTCCCTGACTTGGTTACCGGATATTGTTGTTTCAATATCACAAAGAAATAATGTATTAAACAATCTGAAGTAGTACTTCAGCCTGCTTTAGAGCAGGTAGTTAGGAAATGACCCCTAGGGGACAATCTTGACTATCTGATTGATACATTAGATCAATGTAACGGTCGTCATATTCAGTCGGTCATATTGACCCACTGTCGTCGCCAGATTCTTATTAATCAATCCAGAGTGGTTCACTTACGAACTCCTACAGTCTTGGCTTCCGCCGAGATTGTCTGCAGGTCCATAAAAGAACTCACGTTC